CTTTCCTTTGCAAGGTCAGCTTGTTCATTTGACGTACTTTGACAATCAAGATCGACAGCTTACGAGCTGCGGCGAGATTACGGTTGGTGGTGTGGATACCCCGCTGTTTATGTATCGTTGCAATTCGGAAAAAGGTGCTTGTTCTGCTCCCGTTTGGTTTACTGGCGATGACAAAGTTCGCCTCGTTGGTTTCCATTCAGTTGGTTCAACCACGGCGAATGGTTTTTACCCCTGCAATACGGCCCTCATTGAGCGGCTGCAGAAAGGGCAGGAGTTTTTAAACCATTAAACCTCCCAGCACCTTTGTTGCCGGACTTCTCGAAAACTTCTTCTTTCTACGAGGGATCTGGCGCCCGAATTTTCCCCTCTCCTACTCTTTGGGAGATGGCTAATATTCCTGCTTTTCGAGTATGTTCACCTGAATATCCTAAGCACGTTTGGCATTACACGTCACATGTAGGGCGTCTTCCGCCTACTGTTCAAACGGGGTTTGTGGGGAGCGGAAAATATTCACTTCCCCGTACAAAACGTGTTCAGGATGTTCGGTTGATTCAAGTAATGCGTGATTCTCTTTCTTTTGAGTATGTACGTAAATTTCAACCCACGCTCCCTTTCCAAACTGATGGTCGGTCGATGACACCTGATGAGTATTCTCGAGTTATGGAAGCTGCTTACAAAAACAAGAGTCGTTACGCCCGGAGTTTGTTTCCGGAGCAATCAGTACCCCTGTTTTTTCAGCATCTCGAACAGGCCTTGGATATGACCCAAAAAAGGTATCAAAATGCGCTATCTGGCGCTGGTGAAATGTCCTTAGCAGAGGTCGTAGAGGAACTTGATTTGCAAAAATCTTGCGGCTCGCCTTGGCGAAAACGGTTCCGCACAAAGAAGGAGTTCTTCACCCGCTCACCTGAGTGGGATCCATTTGTTGTTCTTGAGAACTTCAATGCTTCCTTGGATTCTGAGTCAACAGCTTTTTATTCCTTTTGGCTTGATAAATTAAAAGATGAAATTCGACCGTGTCAAAAAGTTGCCAACAATAAAATCCGCACATTCAATTGTGCCCCAGTGGAATTTGTTTGTTCAATGAACCGTCTATGTCTTGAGATGAATCAGTTTATGTACCAGGATGGTGCTACTCTCAACAATTGGTCCACTGTTGGCATGTCAAAGTATCTCGGTAATTGGGACCGAATGATACGAAAACATCAACGGGTCGGCAAAAAACACTCCTACTCTTCGGACGGAGGTGCCTGGGACTCGCGTATGATGGCTCTTTTGTTGTGGATTTGTTGTATTCTTCGGCAACGATGGTCTTTGCTAAACGATAAAGCCCGTTTTCGTCTGCGAATGTTGTATCGCTTGATGATTTATCGGTTAGTTCATGGAGAATGGGGTGACCTTCTTTGGTTTTTCATAGGCAACCCCTCTGGTTCTTCAAACACCATCACTGACAATACCATTGGCCATTCTTTTCTTTGGAATTTGGCTTGGTGTATTTTGCTGGAAATTGAGAATGAACGGCGAGAGGATGCAGGGCTTGATCTTCTTCCCGCTACTCAATCTTATCAGGATAAACATTTTTGCCTTTCTCTCTGTGGTGATGATTCGCTTATTACCATTGATGATGAAATCATTTCCTGGTTTAACTCACCAGCAGTTATGCGGCTTATGGCCTCCTGGGGCACTATTCAAGAGTTTGAGCAACTGGAACCGCGTCCCGTTGAGGAATGCGTGTATGTTTCGAATACATCTGAGCTCTTCTCTGGGGTTTATCTTCCCTGCCCCAATTTTGATCGTGTCGTTGGGGGTGCCGTGGAAGCTGCTAAACAACACCTTGCTGCCGTTGACGGCGACGTCGTGGATGTTGATCCGCGTTGGACGCTTCTGCGCCTTTATGCTATTCGTATTGAGTCATGGGGCAGTTCGCGATGCCGCGATTTCTTTTCTCGCCTCATTGAAGCTTGGCGCATACGTTACCGCCAATTGTTTATTTCCACTCCTTCTGAGCGTGAGATACATTCTGGGGTCACTTGGGGTGATGTTGCCTCAATTTATAAAACTGATTTAGAGCTTCGTTGGTTGTATACTGGCTTCGAGACGGGTGCTGCAGATAAAGAGAACTTCCCTTTTATTTTCGAAGCGATGGAGAAATCCAGTGCACGAAATGCTCTCAGTTCCGCAATTTTGCGGATTCGTCAAGAGTTTGACCCCACTCTTGGCTACCCTGGCGAGGGACCCCCGAAAGGAGGGGTGAATACGCGTCAGACGCTCTCTGTACGGGAGCGCCGTGCGCTCGAGCGGTTGGAAGCTCGGGTGCACGATCAACTTGCGTGGTGGCAGCAGTTTGTTAAACTCAATCCAAAGCTTGCTGCAAATCGTTTTGGAGAGGCTTCCAATCCTGGACCTTCCAACCCTCTTGATATTTTTTCCAAAACTGCTTTTAAGTATCATGGCAACTGGGGTGGTCCCAATTACTCAGCGGGACAGAAACGCCCTCAAGTGATTGATTGGACTGTCCCTTCGGTTGATGCGTTGGACGAAAGTTTCAAGAAACACGATTACAATTATTCACGCATGTCGCAGCAGCAAGCGGATGAGATTTGGCTTCAACATGCCTTCCGTCTTCCGAGGTCTGCGAAGAAAATTCTTGCTCAAGCTGGTTTTGCAGCAAAGACATATCGCCCAGGTGGTCGTTCACGCAAGGTGCGTGATCCTGGTGGCTACCCTTGGGAGCAAAAGGTCCAGATTCCAGCCGAACAGCAGATGGATCCTGAGTTGATGCGTGAGTTTGCTCGTCCTGAGAAGGAATTTGACTCCACTCTTGGTTATCCAGGTGAAGGACCCCCCAAATCCAAGAAGGTCTCGATCTCTGTGAAGGTTAAGAAACCGAAGAAGAAGAGTCAGAAGCAAAAGAAGAAGTCGCAGAAGCAGACTCGCAAGCTGAAGCGACGTGTTGCGAAAGCTATGGTGCGTGTGAAGCCCACAGCGCAATTGCGCACGCTTGTTCGTGCTCAGCAAGCTCCTTCTGAACGTCTGCGTTTTGGGAAGCAGGGTAGTGTCAACTATTCCGGATCAGTCGTTTTGAGTGACTTGAACATTGTTGGCACTGCCACTCCTTCTTATCATAGCATTCTCCAGATTGCTACCCCGGCTACGTCTGGTACGTTGCCTCTTGCATCTTTTCTGGATCTCACGCCTTATGCTGTTGGAGCTCTCGCGAGTATGTTTGGTCTTGAGACGAGCGTGCAAGCAGCTGCTGACTTTTTTGAGCAATGGGATGGTGAGATGTGGCTAGAGTATCGCCCCTCGGGCCCTACAACTCAGAAGGGTGCTTTTATTTGGTGGGTAGAACGTGACCCAGTTGATCGAGACGAGGATCAGTTGAACTCCCAAGCAGTTCTCCAAATTGCAGAAGAACATGGTGCTCGAACCTGTCAATACTTTGAACCTGGGCGTTGGAAGTTGTTTTCCACGGGTAAGAAGTGGTTGCGTCAAGCCGCTAATGCTGACGTTCGTAAGGTTTCGGCTGGGCATCTTTTTGTTGTTACTCAAAACGCTCTCACGACGGATGATGTGTTGGGGCTTTTTGTTCTGCATTACAAATTGCGTTTTTCGGGTCCCACTTCCAAAGAGCTCAATTACAATTCGTTTTGGACGGCTGTGCAGGACGAGACGAAGGATTCGAATTACTCTCTCATCTTTACCAATACCAACCGCAAGAAACCATTTTCAGGTACTGTCCTTGGATATTCCATGGACACGATGGCTGCAGCAAATCCGACGTCTCTTACCGATACGAAAGTTCTTGTTTTGAACCACGCCTACACTACGCCGCTTGGTTCTTTTGTCCAAGTTAACGCTTCTTGTGACAATGCAAAAACAACTCTCACACTCAATTACTACATCGGTGGCACCCTGCAAGCTGATGGTGGTACTTACATTACGGACTTCAATGTTGTGAATGCCGCTGGTGGTGCCGGGGCGTCTTGGACTGTCTTTATTCCTGCTGGCACACCCCCTGATGCTGCGGTCATCACGGTCACTCATACTGCCTTGGCTTCAACTGATCCTGGTTTTGCGACGACTTCGGTCTGGACGCTGCCTTCTACTCTCTTTGAGGGTGATTTTATTCCTTCGGCACGAGCCTCCAATTGGGCGGCCATTTTGCAAGCCAAGCGAATTGAGTCCAAACAGTCGTCGTTTGAAGATCGGGACTTCATTAGCGTTACGGAGGATGATGAAGATTTGCATCAGGAGTACAAGTTTCCGCCCGAAGTTGACGCCCAAATTGCAGAATTTCCGGGTGACCAACGTGGTGGCATCATGCGGGCGTACATGCGACGCCACCCGCCTCCGTCGAAGAAATCGAGCACAAAAAGCGAGCCAGGACCACCAAAGCTGGCTTCAAATAAGTATGGTGAGGCGTCGAATCCCGGACCCTATCAGTGTAATCCGCAGCAGCTTCTTGCCTGGTTGAAGGAGGTTCGTTTAAAGGATTTGACCGTGCGGCAATCTCGAGTGGATTCCGCAAAGGCTTTTGCCAAGTGCGAAGAGAAAGATGGCAGATACGAGGTCTCTGAAGAGCGCTATGAGCGTACGGTGCTCTTTATGTTG